TGTCCTTGCAACCGCAAACCACCCGATCCTGCCGGAACTGCGTGAGAAAGCATACCAGTACAATCTGCCCATCCGCATCGGACGCAACTGCTGGTTGGGTGCTGGCGTGATCGTGGTGCCGGGTGTTACCATTGGGGATAATACGGTGATCGGTGCGGGAAGCGTTGTGACAAAGGACATTCCTGCTAACGTAGTGGCGGTAGGAAATCCATGCCATGTGCTGCGCCCCATCAGCGAACACGACAAAGAGTATTTCTATCGGGATCGGAAAATCAACTGGGGAAACTTGTGATTTTAACGAACGATTCATTTTAGGTTGCAATAAACCGCAAACTAAAAAGATGTCGATGACTTTTATGAGATATAAAGTCATCGACATCTTTTTTACGCAGTGATTGTATCAATCGTTTTGGTTACGCCGTACATTGAAGGGGATGATGCAGCAGCCTGCTGAAAAACCGGGCGGCAAACAGTCCTTTTTGAAAACGGTGTAAAGTCAAACGTTGGGGGTTGTATCGGAACCGCCTGCAAAAGCCTGAAAACGGTGCAGGCGAAGCAATGCAGCCCCCAAAAATCGGCTTCAGCAAAAAGAAAAGCACCATACTTCCTACGAAGTACGGTGCTTTTTTGGTGGAGCTATCAGGAGTCAAAACGAACATTTTAGCATCCGGTGACAGCCCGCCATCGGGCGGGTCTTCTCCGGTTTCCAAAGGAATTTCGACGCTATTCTGGTCTCCCATGCAGGAGAACACCAGCTTCATGCGGTTATCATCGTAGACATAGACGGCCACGAGGAAGTTTTTGAACAGCTCCATCTGAAAATCCCGGTCGTGGATGTCACCCTGCTGCAGCAGTTCCAGATAGGAGATGATTTGCTCCCGGTCGATTTTCACGACATCCTCTTTGGCCACATTCAGCTGGACGCTCAGCCGGGATTGCTCAGTCTCAAGCTCGACCATCCGGGTGCGGGTGGCCTCTGTGATAATCCCCATCTCGATGGCTTTCAGCATATTCGAGGTGGCTTTTTTATTTTCCTCCAACTGCTGCTCCAACGCCTCAATCTGGAGGTCATTGTCGTGCTTTTCCCAGTATTCGACCGTCCGATCTGCTATCCACGCAATGACATCATCGGTCAAGCAGTACATTTTGATGGCCTGAGCCACAGCCGGTTCAATGACATCCCGGCGGATGTTCTTCTTGTCACAGGCGTGCTCGGTGCGCCGCTTCTGGCAGGTGTAGTAGTAATGCAGCTCGCCGTTTCTACTGGTGCCAGATACGCCCGTCATGTAGCTGCCACAATGCCCGCAGCGCAGCTTCCCGGTCAGCAGATAATCTTCTGCCCCGACACGGTGCCGGGTTCCGACTGGATTCTTTTTCATCCTCATGGCCTCCTGTACCCTGTACCACAAATCATCGCTCACTATGCGTGGAATGCCATCGGCCACCCGGACATCCCCGTATATGTAGATGCCCCGGTACCGCTCGTTCTGGCAAATACTCTGGAAGCTGCCTTTGTTCCAGTTGGCTCCCTTGCTGGTCTTGATGCCCTGGGCATTGAGATCTCGCGCAATGTCCACGAACAGGTCACCAGCAGCCACACGGGTGAATATTTCCCGCACAACGGCCGCATTCGCTTCATCCAGCACCACACGGCCATCCTCACCCCGCTTGTAGCCCAAGGGCTGCCGACCGTTCGCCATGCACTTGCTGGCGTTATCATACAGCCCCCGGGTGATGTCCTCCGCCATGTTCTCGCTGTAGAATTGATTCACATTCATCATGTTCCTCAATGCGAAACGCCCGGCGGCTGTATCGTCAAAATCTTCCTCGGCGTAGAACACCTTCACGCCGCAGTCTTCCAGTTTGGCCTCGTTGACCATTGCCTGAAGCATATTGCGGCCAATGCGGTTTGACTTCCATGCCACAACCGCCTGAAATTTGCCTTTTTCAGCATCCCGCATCATTCGCTGGAAGTTGGGCCGCTTATCGGTCTTGCCGCTGATGGCCCTGTCCTCATAGGTTCCAACGACGTGCAGCCCCAGCTCGGCAGCGTGCTTCATGCACTCTCTGACCTGCTGCTCAATGCTGACCTCTCGCTGGTTGTGGGAGGAATAGCGGGCATAAATGACGGCATTCTGACCCGCAGCAATATTCTTTTTTCGGGCCATCAACCATCACCTCACGATTATCTTCTTCAAAATTCGCAATATTTTTCCGATTTTCGGTATAATTCTACGAATCCCTGAAAAGCGGGTGCGTATTTGATATAATTCAGTTGCTGCCGACAGTAAATTTGAGAAAGGAGCCATGCCGTATGACTACGAGCGAATGGTCGGATATCTTTGCCAAAATCAAAAAACTGTCGGATGCTGATAAGGAGCGATTGCTTATTTTTCTGCACGCCCTGAAAGGTAACGAAGATAGCTCAACGCCTCCTGCTGCCGATCTGCCGGTAAATCAAGAAGCAGCTCAATAATTTCAGCCGTTTGGCCGTCCTCCTGCTGGAGGGCGGCCTTTATCATTTCCTTGGGAGTATGACCCAGCAGAGAATCCAGCGACTCGCCCAGCTCATCCGCAATGGCGCAGGCCGTCACCAACGAAATAGAGTCGCTGCCGCTCAGTTCTTCTTCGATTTCCTGAACGCTGATACCCGCAGCCTCTAAGTCGGCCGGATCTGCATTATTCAAAATCTGCATCACGCTGTCGCGGAATTTCGAAGCCCACTCATTCCGGCTGGCTTCTTCATCCCATCCCATGATGTAAGACGGGGTCGTATCAAGTGCATCAGCAATAGCCTTGATTTTAGACTGCGTGAGGACACGGAAGCCAAGCTCAATCTTATTGATAGATGATTTCGACTTATAGCCGATTTTCTTTGCTAGTTCTTCTTGGGACATCCCCAATTCTTCACGTCGAATTTTCACTCTTTGTCCGATGGTCATGGTTTTGCATCCCCCTAAATTCTTCTGATGCAATTATAATACGGCGTAGGCATGAGGTCAACATTTTTTCAAATTTTTCAAAAAAATAGTTGACATTCGGTCTACGAGGTGGTAATATACGCCCAGTAGACAACCAGTCTACGCCGAACGGAAAGCGAGGTGAACTTACTGTGACCAATACCACTTTGCTCAAAGCAAAGATTGATGCCTCCGGCTACAAGATGAAGTATATTGCAAATCGCATTGGCCTTTCATATCAGGGATTTTTGAACAAAATTCGGAATAAAACCGATTTTACCGCACCTGAAATTAAAAGTCTGTGCGAGTTGCTCCACATCGGAACGGAGGAAATGGAGCAGATTTTTTTTGCTCTGTAAGTAGACTGCTTGCCTACTTCAAAACAGGAGGACCACATGGACACCACAATTCACATCAACGTGGCCGATATTCCCCCGGAAGTCGGTGAGAGCTTTGGCCGCGTAACGCTGGCGGGATTCAAAAAATTCATCGCCCAGCCCGGGAACCGCGAGAAGCTGGAAGCCCAAACGGCTGCCCGCAAGGCTCGCAAAGAAAGGGAGTGTAAGGAATGACCCGGATTCTGATGATCGTGTACGGCATCACCGCCGAACAGGCAGCAGCTCGTGCCCCGGCGGCGCAGTTTGCTGTGACCTCTGTTATCGCAGCCCTGTTTGTCTGGCTGGACAGCATGGGGATGTTCGATGATGTAGGCCGCTGGATGGGGCGCAAGCTCCGGGAGGTGCTGGATGCTGTATCCGACTGACGAAGAAGCTGGCTACCCTGAGCCTCCTGTGTGCCCCCTCTGCCACCAGAGGTGCGATACCATCTACCGCACCGATGATGGCACAATCGTTGGCTGCGACCGCTGCTTAGAGGCCGCAGATGCATGGGAAGTCAACGAATGCTTCCCGGAAAAGGAGTAATCGTATGAAAAAAATCAAAGTCAAGCTGACATTTGTTGAGCCCGTGCTTGGCACATGGCCCAGCAACCAGAACATTGCCCGCGAGTTCATTGCCAGCAAGTCCCCGGATGCCGCAACCGTTGAGGATGAAGTGGCTGCGCTGGGTGCAGATGCCGTGGCTGACAAGGGCATGACGGTGTTCCCTCGCAACGAAAAGGGCGAGCCTGTTTTGTATGACTATCAGGTCAAGGGTTTCTTCAAGGATTCCTGCGGTATGCTCTCCAGAATCGGCGGTAAGACCGAAACTGGCAAGAAAAAGGCCGTGAACGAATCCGGCAAGATCACTGCCTACAAAAAGGTTATTGATGGCCTGATTTTCGTTCAGCCGCGCATGATTCCCATTCATTTCAATGGCGAAATGACCGAGTGCCAGCGTCCGCTTCGCGCCCAAACCGCACAGGGCGAGCGTGTAAGCCTTGCGAACAGTGAGCAAATCCCTGCTGGCTCCACTTGTGAGTTTGAAATTCTGCTGATGGACGATTCTCACGAAAAGGCTGTTTTGGAATGGCTGAACTATGGCGCCCTGCGCGGTATCGGCCAGTGGCGTAATTCCGGCAAAGGCCGTTTCTCCTATGAAATCACCGAGTAATGCGATGGCGTGGTTTAGCCACGAACTGTAACGCCTTGCAGTGGCAGAGCATCGACATGACTTGTGCTGCAACTGCATAGCACCGTTTCGAGTAGAAGAGCAACGGCATTGCTTCGTATGGATGCGATGAGCCTTGCAAGGGCTAGGCAAAACGTAGCGTACCAGAGTAAAGCGAGGGCATTGCCTAGAGAGGAAAGGCGCGGCAAGGGCAGAGCTCTGTAACGCCATGAAATGAAACGCAAGGGCATAGTTCCGCATCGAGGCGATAAGCGATGGCAAAGTGGAGCCTTGCGGTGTTCCGCAACGCAATGGCAAGGAGCGGCTTCGACACGCTGAGAACGACAAAGGCGGCGAACTGAAATGGAAGGCGCAGCCATGGCATGGCGAAGGCAAGGCGACGAGCCGAGCCGAGACGCATCGATACGCAAAGGCGAAGAAAAGCAACTGCAATGCGAAGAAATTCATTTATGCTTGATTTTGCCTACAAACAGAAAGGAGCGATTTTTATGAAAGGTTTGGCAATCAACACCGAGAATCAGATGCAGTTCAAGGACTTCGGCGAACCGCTGCTGGACAACCTCCAGAAAGAGGTCGGCGGTTGCATCGAGGTGGTTCATCCCAAGTATCTGCCGGAAGGACTGTGCATGGTGATTGATGATGAGGGACTGCTGAAAGGCTACGCCATCAACAGCATTGCCAGCATTCTCTACGGTACGCCGGAACATGGTCATCCCATTGTGGGCACCGCTGTGATTCTCCGTGAGGGCTTTGTGGCCGGGGAACTCGACTTTATGAGCCTGGATGACGGAGATGAAGCTGGCCTGATGCTCTTGTTCTCTGCGCTCGGTATCTGCATCAAGAACGAAAGCGAGGCTGAGTGATGGATCTGGAAAAATTCTACTTCACATACGGCTCAGATGATGATCAGCCGTACTGTGGAGGATGGACGGTGGTCTGGGCGCCCAACTACCACATGGCGTGTCAGGCGTTCCGGGCAGTCCACCCTGACCGCATTCCCAATGTTCTCAACTGTGCCAGCGTGTATAGCGCAAAGGAGTTCGAGAAAACCAAGATGTTCGGCTCGGAGGGCAACTTCGGCCGCCGCTGCCGGGAGACCATCACGCTGAACATCGCTGTCAACAAGGCCGAGGAGGGGGTGATTTTTTGAAAGTAAGAGGCAAAAAGCTGACCCGCAAGCAGAAAGAGGCCCTTTCCGCACAGGGCTGGGACTTCCGCCTGTACCTCTGCGTCCGGGATGCCCCGGATCACATGGTTCTGCTGAACCGTACCACTGGCAAGACCGTTATGTTCCACAAGTAAACCCACCAAGAGAAAAGGAGTAAACATTATGATTCGCAATCCCAACGACATTCAGGATGGCGCAAAGAAAATCCGTATGCTGATTGCTGGCTACCCCGGCATCGGCAAGTCCACTCTGGCCCTGTCCGCACCCCGTCCGCTGCACATCGACTGTGATTTCGGCATTGACCGCATCGAGCCCCGGTATCGTATGCCGTACATCCAGCCCCGCAGCTATGACGAGATCCTGAACGACCTGAAACCGGAGAACCTCAACGACTTTGAGACGCTGGTGTTTGATACCGCCGGTAAGCTGATTTCCCTGATGGGCCTGTGGGCTATCAAGCAGAACCCCAAGTACGGCCAGCGTGATGGCAGCCTGTCCCTCAAAGGTTACGGCTTCGTAGGTCGTGAGTTCGTTCGGCTGATGGACTACTGCTTGGCTTATTTTAAGTTTTTCCTTTGCTCATAGTAGTGCAAAATCAATGGCCCAACGGTCAAAGAAATCACAAACATCAGGCAAATCTACTGGTTTCTTATAAATGTCGTTCTAAAATTCAATGGATTTTGCTATTTCTAGCACTTGTTTTTTTCGACACGAAAGTCGATTCAACCCTATATCTTATGTATCTCTCGATGATTTCAAGTTTGCCATTTGGGTGGCTTGATTATTGAGAAAATTCTAAATTCCTAAAAGGTCTATCATTTTCATCAATCGCATCGTTATTGAGAATAAGCACTGCACCACCACTTAACAGAGGAGACAGCTGTAAATAGCCTATATTATTTATTGAGAAAATGAAACGCTATTGCAACAGTTGAATACTGTATATTTTATCAAATTGATACGGATCTGATAGCAACACCTTACCGTTTGATATCACAAGAATGCTTTCGCCTTCTTTAAGATACGACAACTGAAGATTTCCTTTCAAGTAGTTTGATGCGCCATAAATTATATAATTGTCATCCGTATCATATAATTGATTTTTTGCAGTCGCATAAATACAATTGTTCTTCAGGTCAACTTCTTCAACTATAAGTTCCGATTTTTTTCTTCCGGATGTATTCAATTGAAATAGAATGCAGAGAGCCACTGCCACAAATGCTATGCCAACCATAATCTTCCGTTTGCATTTCATTTTATCAACCTCTGTATGAAAGGAACAGCGTATAAAGCGATTGTGTTATTCTCAATGCCCCTGTATAAGAAGTCGGATATGAAGAACCATCAATTGTGCTTCCATCTTTATGGATTCCGATAGCTACATACCCAGCTCCAGAAATATATTCTACAAGAGGACCACCACTAAAGCCACCTGTCAAATCCCAATCGCCCTTGAGATATTTTGAAGTCTGACTTCTAATATACCCAGAAGATTTACACATCCGATATCTCGCATCGGCACCATTTATTTGGCTCGGATAGCCATAAGCATACACCAACTGTGATGATGAATAATTGCTAGACTGCCAATGTAACCCAAGCCATCCCGTTTTCGTTCCTAAATTATTCTTGAGCGTAATAATTGCCCAATCCTCTGAACTTGTTCCAGCAAGATAAGAACCACTAACAATCATCGAACTTGCCGATACATTTTCGCTTCCAAAAGGTTTACTATTATCAGATCGAGCAGATGCGACATTTACCGACTTAACGTAGGCTTTTTCCTTTATACTATATAGATTATGTGCTGCTGTTGCAAGTGCATTAGGCCCAATCATAAATCCAGAACCATAATTTGTCCCTCCATTATTGGTCGTTATCTGTAGGCATACCGTGCTACAATATGGTGTTGCTGTTGGATTATCAACAACAGTGATATCATTGCTTCCGATAATCGCATACAGATCGGGTAGATCAATATCCGAAATCTTTCCATTTGGAAAATAGCCTGCAGTTGTCTCTCCATCCGTGAAGGAATTGGTTTCAACTATAATTTCCTCTATAGATTCTTCTTTTGTATCAAAATCGTATCTATGGTATCTCTCGATATGAGATTTTCTTCCATCACTTTGATTATCTGCAAAAGCAGTCAGCCCAGAGTTAAGCTCCATTGAAGAAAGAGCCACAATCCCACTTGCTTTCAAAAAAATTCTACGAGATATTTTTCACTAGCCATTTTAATTTTCCTTCTTTACTTTTAGAGTATACACAAGATTTCTTATACATCAGTTGCTCTGCATTGGAAACGCCTCCGTAAAATTTTTCATACGTTAGAGCCATCCTTATTTTAGGTTTCAACTTTTACTTTCGTAAAAAATAAATACCACTGATTTTTTATCCAATAGCCGTGCTAAGATTTATCTCTATGGGATTCAACACATGCGTCTGCTGGCACAACCAAGCCCAATT